GCAGCAGCTGGCCACGGCGCGCGGCGACGTGATCGCCACCCCGAGCGTCGGCGGCGCCTACTACGCGGCGCGCACGGGCCGGAACTCCTCGTCGGACCCCGGCAGGCACCAGGACGCCTACACCACCCTGACCAACTTCCTGGCGCGAAGCCTCGGGCAGACCGGCGGCCTGGGTCAGGAGGTCGGCGCGTTGATCACGCCGACCCAGATGCAGGAGGCGCAGTCGGTCATGGGCGGCTTCCTGCAGAACCTGCAGGATGACGGCATCATCCAGGGCTACTCGGTCCAGGTGAACGCCGCGAATAACCCGAGCAGCTCGACCCAGCTCGGCATCGAGAACGCCGTGGCGCTCGTCCGGTACTTCTCGGTGCTCGAGTACATGGTGACCAACCTCACCGGCGGCCAGACGGTCGTCCCCGCCAGCGCGCTTCCGGCCGCCGCCTAACCTCAAGCCATCTGGAGACTGACCTATGCCCATCAGTGGCTTGAACCTCGGCAAGGATGTCACGCTCAACATCGTGACCTCCACCGGCGTGCTGCGCATCAAGGGCCGCAAGAGCTTTTCCTCGCGGCAGATCACCAAGTCGCTCGACCACACGGCAGCAGACGGCGACAACAAGTTCGCCGAACTGCCCGCCGGCTGGGAGGGTGACATCGAGGTCGATCGATCCGATGACGCTCTGGACAGCTATATCGCAGCGTGGGAAGCGGCGTACTACGCGGGCGCCGTGATCGACTCGCCGAACTCGATCACCGAGACGATCACCAACCCGGATGGCTCAATCAGCCAGTACAGGTACACCAAAGTCGTCTTCAAATATTCGGACGCCGGCAAGAAGTCGGGCGAATCGTTTATCTCGCAGAAACTCGACTGGAAGGCGGCCAAGCGGCTGAAGGTGGCCTGATGGCGAAGGTCGTCATTCACGACGCCCCGACGCCGTCGGAGGCCATCGTCCGGGCGGCGAACAAGGCCGGCGAGGTCACCGATGCGCTCGGTCGCACCATCCGCTTCCGCAAGCTCGGCGCGGGCCACAAGCAGCGCTGGGCCGCAGTAATGGGGCCGGAGCTGATCCGGAACGAGATCTGCTCCACCCAAGGCTTCTTCGCCTACGCGGTCACCCACATCGACGGCGACGAGGTGCTGACCGCGGCCAGCTACCGCGAGCTCCTGCTGACCATCGACCGCCTGGATGACGAGGGCATCGAGGCGGTGGCCGGCGCCTATGTCGAAGCCTTCGGCGCGCCCGGCGAGCAGGTCGACCCGGAGGCGGTAAAAAACTGCTAGCCCAGGCCGACTTCACCGAGCCGGCCTTCTTGGTGAAGAACGGAGTGCCCTGGGATGTCGCCCATAGCCTCGAGGCCGAACCCCGGCTGGCCTACGTGATCTACTTCGGCCAGCTGGAAGGCGGCGTCTGGGACTGGGACGCCATGGACTGGGAGCCGCAGAAACGCTGATGGCGGACTTCACCCTCGCAGGCTTCGTGGAGCACCTGGCGGTCCTGGCCGTCGAGCTCGTTCACGCCGAGCACACGGCGCTGGAAGAGGCTGCGCTGCTGATCGAAAACGAGGCCAAGGCCGCCATCGGCGAGTATCAGCAGGCTGCGGGCCCGTTCGACGCCTGGGCCGAGCTTGCCGATAGCACCAAGGCCGACCGCCTGGAGCAGGGCTACCCGGAGAACGAGCCGGAACTCCGCACCGGCGAACTTCGCGACAGCATCGAACACACCGTCCACGGGCGAGAGGCCGACATCGGCTCGGACTCGGAGATCCTCGAATACCAGGAGCTCGGCACGTCCAAGATGCCGGCGCGCTCGATCCTCGGCGGCGCGGCGGTGCGCAAGGAGGCCGAGGTGGTTGAGCTGATCGGGGAGGGCGTGAACGCGGCCCTGATCGGCGGCTCCGTGACGAACGGCCTGCTTCGACTCAGGTGACCTGATCAGCCCTTCGAAATGGTCACGTAGACGGTCCGCGGAATTGTGCGCTCCAAGGCCTCTTTGATCAGAGCGGAGCGGCTCACGCCGCGCTTTGTGGCTTCCTTGTTGAGATCCTCGATCAACCCTTGTGGAAGGCGCACTGTGATCGTCGGGTCCTGACCGGTGGCCGGGCGGCCTCGCTTTTTTTGCGACACGGGAATTGACATCGGAGTTTATGTGTCGCAGAAAAGGCGGGCCAAGGCAAGGACGGCAATCCTCGCCAAGGCCCTAACCCAGACCTGACGAAGGGATCTCGTCATGCTCCAGGCTGCCACGCAGTCTAACACAATCACGCGCCTGCCAACCGCTGCGAAGGAGCGCGTTCACAACCCCGATTGCCGCCTCGAGGAGGGCGGTAACGTCGAGGTCCACCCGGTCCTAAAGGAGGCCGAACCTTCGTTGGAGCCGGTCGGCCTCATCTCGACGGAACAGGCGCTCCTCACCGCTATGCTGATGGCGTACCGGAATGGCAACAAGCAGGACCGGCGGTTCTTCGTCGCCATCGGCTGGCAGCTCGGCCGGATGCTTGATCGTCGGCCGCGCAGTCACGGCCTCAACGGTGCAATGGAGATCTGGAAGTCCATCAACGCGGAGGCGCTGTGATGGCCGCGGCGAAGCGCGTGAGCCCCGCGAAGGGCGAAGATCTTGTCTCCGAGGCCGCCAAGCGGGCCTTGGACGACGCCAATGGCGACCTCCGGGAGGCCGCTGGCATGTTGGAGGAGGCGGTTCGGACGCATCCGAATCTCCGCGCCGCTCTCCTTGAGCCGCTGATCGCCGGCGCCTGCTACGACGCAGTGCTCAAGCAGGTGCGCGTCGCGCGGCATAAGGTGTGGGTGGGTGCTCAGGCCAAGAGCCAACCCCCGGTGCCGGCGGCCGATCAGCAGCGCCAAGCCGCGCGCGTCGTCCA